CACCTACCACAAATGCTGTGTTGTTTCTGTCATTGTTCAGTGTCACTAGGTTTGATATCAACTCTGGATATCCTGGTGCTGACAATAGGTTGAATTGTTTCTGTTCCTCACGTATCTCTGTGTTGGCATCCAATCCTGATTTCAACTTGTCTGTGACGATCTTACGCACAGCCTTGCGTCCCTGGTATGCCGAACCATCTGCCTTGTTGCCTGAAACTGTGACCCAGGCATCCTTTTCTGTTGGCAAGACATCATCTGGATAGTCAACTCCGTTGAATCTGTTTGAATCAAACTCCTTGACGTTGAAGCCGGAGCGTCTGGTGTTGACCAGTAGCATGCCCTGTGGATACAGTGTAGGATCTGGTCTGTCAATGTCAACGTAGTTGCTGGTCAACAGTGACTTGATTGTTGGTATGTCGTCTGTGACTGGATCTGTGGTGCCATCGCCTGCCCAACGTGCATCAGCAAACAACACTCCGTTCTCTGTTGTCTGGTCTGTCTTGTCAATGGTCACCCACTGATCGACTGAATCAACAGCCTGCCAACGCTTGATCTTGACGTCTTCCAGGTCGCTGGTGTCGATCCAAAGATCTCCGTATACCAATGCTGTGTCATCAGACTGTAGTGTTGGAGCGGTAGCACTCACGATAGGACCATTTGGTGATGCAGTGGTTAGGTCAAATCCACGTGAGTCAGTGCTCACGTTCTGATAACCCTTCCAGGTACCGCCGTCCTGTATCATGATATCCCACTGGTCGCTTGCCGAGTAGTACCAATATGTACCGTCTGCTGGATCCTGTGTGGGCTCGCTGGTCTTTGCTGTGTATGTCAATGGAACGTAGTTGGACAGTATCAGATCTGAGTCATTGCCTGCTCTAACATTGTCCAATGAGCTGGAAATTCCAGCATCAGCAACAGGAGTACCTGATGTGTCCTTGAGTATGATCACACCACCCTGTGTGTGCTTGATCTGTATCTCTCCTGATGATGTCACGCTCGCTTCAGTGTTGGCCACGTTGGCTGAGTTGAAGTCACTCACGAAGTCAGCAACTGTCGTACCACTCATCGAGACAGTGACTGCCGAAGTCAACTCAGTTGAGTTCTTGGCACTGGCCTGGATGGTGAACGTTTCACTGCCTACAAATGTGGGTGTGGTCGTGTCGTTCTCAGTGGTGACTATTGTGTCACCTGTTGCGTATCTGTAGTATACCTTGAATGTTGCGTTGTCTGCCTCGGTAGAGTCATACTGCACATATAATGTGTCAGCCGCCACATTCTCACCGCCACCGCTTGGATCGATGTTCTTGAGTGCTGTGCGATCGTTCTCATATATCGGAGCACTGGTTGTGGTCCAAACATTGGTGGTTGAGTTGTATCTCTTGACAACTATCTCAGCACCATTGTTGACTGCCGTGGTCTTGATCCATACAGAACCTGTAGGACGTGGAGCAGTGTCAGTTGACTTCCAACGTGGGTTGGAGTAGTGCTGTGACTGTTGTAGTCTTGGATAGTAGTATGTGCCCGCTGTCAAACCTGCGTCGGTGAGGATTGTACCTGTGCCGTTTGCCAGTACCAGAGCACCTTCCAAACTTGATCCATCAACTGAAACTTCCGAGTCAGCGTAGATCTCTAATTTGTTGCTGACCACATCCGCTGTCACACCAGCAATGGATGCTGAGTTGATGTTGGTGGCCAAGTCTGATAAAGTGGTGCCGGACAGTGTGACTGTGGTACCCTGTATCACGATGCTGTGTCCTGATGTCAATGTGGCAGATGAGACCGTACCAGTTATGGTAGGCCAACTGTTGTGCCAGTCGTCTGATCCCACTAACACCCAGGCATTGCTTCTGTTCTTGTAGTATATTGGGTTGTTGGCATTCGTGGCAACCACAGCGTAACTACCAATGGCACCTATCGATGTCTTGGGCACGCCGCCATCCAGATCAGTTGTTGATGTGATGACTGTTGGTACCTTGTTGGTGAATGCATCTGTGGATGATGACCACTCATGTATGCCCCACTTGGATTCTGAAGTGTCCAACCACCATGCGTTGTTGTCCGCTTCTCCCAATGGACGTGTCAGTGATGACGCAAGTGCGCCTAGGTCAACGTCAACACGCTGGATGTATGCCCTGTTGGAAATGCCCAACACGGAGTATGCCGCCAATAATCCATATTCGTTTAGTTCGTATCCGTTGATCGGTGTGCCAGCACTTGTGTTGTAGAAAGTTGGGTTACCATACAATGTAACCAGTTCTCTCTGGCTGGTGACTAAATTAATCTTGTTAGCGTTGGCCGCTGTTGTGCCGCTCGCTGTCGCTGTAGATGTTCCACTTGTCTTGTCCTGTGCTGTCGCGATCAGGATGTACGGAACTGAATTGGTCGGTGCTGGAACGTATTGACTCTGGTCAATTACGCTAACCTCGACTCCTGGGGATACTAATGCCATTTTATTAATCCTCTTTAACTGTTACGAATATTTATTCAAATCGCTGTAATCTTGCGGTTATAAAGAGCCTTTATAAAGGTCTAACTAAATATGGGCATGAAGAGACCCATCTGTGGCGCCTGCAGGCACAACCTATGTGCCATCAACTACAAACGCAATGGCAAGACACACTACCGTAGCCGTTGCATGGCCTGTGCCAACAGCCGACGCAAGATACGCCAACCGGATCCGAGATGGAGGAGCAAGGGATATGTCAAGAAGAAGACCTGTGACCTGTGTGGGTTCCGTGCCAAGCATGGTAGCCAGATCATGGTCTATCACATGGATGGCAATCTCAACAATGCTGACCTGTTGAATCTGCGTAGCATCTGCCTCAACTGTTCCGCATTGGTACAGCGCCAGTCAGCATGGAAAGTGGGAGATCTGATTCCTGATTAGCAGTGCTGTTTGAGCAACTGATCTACCTGGCGGTAGAGATCGTCTGTGGTTCCGTTGTTGTCCAGTGTGCGGTCAAAGTCAGTGCCGATCCAGTCATACTCGGAACGATGCACGCCCAACTCCTGTAACTTGTTGATGTCATTGGCCTCGGCATGTGTGTACCAGTCTGGCCTGTCACCCCTGACGACTTCCACGCATATGGCACCCAGTCCACGCAACATCTTGACCTCGTTCTTGAATCTGACGTCACTGATGACTATGTTGTCATCGGTCTTCCTGAGTTTGTTCTCCAGGCTTGCCAACCACATGTCATCGTGGAAGTGTGCCCTGATGACATCCGTGCCCACGTGCTGTAATATCCAGCGAGGTGTCAGGTGTGGCATGTCCAATCTCTTGGCCCACCATTCGTCCACTTCCTCACGCCACTTGCGACTGGATTTGGAACGTCCTTCGACCATTTCCCTGTCCCAACCGAACATGTTGCATATGGCATCCTTGAGGTTGTTGGCGAAACTGTCTCGCCTGTATTCGTGTGTGTTGACCAGGTAGTCCGCCAATGTGTCCTTGCCCGATCCTATGAGTCCGCTGATTGCTATGATCATTTTATCTTGTTGATTCCCAGGTGTTTAATACATGATTGTAACATCTGGATCTGTCTTTTGCAATCATCTAGGGCATGGTGGCTTGCCGATTTGACTTCAGGCATGTCCGGCCACAATGAATAGACCGTCCTGCAATCACGCACCCTCCAGAACTTCCAGGGCAGGTTCTGCCCAAATTCCTTGTAGGCATGTTCCAGTATGTTCATGTCAAAGGTGGGACCATTGGCCCATATCCTTTCACTGTGCCATATCAATTTGCCCAGATCTTCCAGGCACTCATGCAATGGCCTGCGACCCACGTCCTCGAACACCTCACGTTGTGCCTCCGGTGCCTGGTGTGCCCACCACTCAACGGTGGCATCATCCACCTTGCGATTGGGTTGGCTTTCCGTGGTGACCCTGGCATAGAAGTGCCTTTCTGGCCAGCCGTTCTGCAAGGGATCAAACACCTGTGCCGCGATGGTCATGATCACAGCGTCGTGGTCTGTTGCCAGTGTTTCTATGTCAATCATCAAATCCATGCTATTATTATACTGCAAACTGGATTTTGTGTCAACCTACTTGCGTTTTGGTCCTTTTGGGGATATCTTTTTTAGGAAAGGTGTTTTTGGTTTGGCACGTTTTGACGTTGCCACTTTCTTGGGTCTGAGAGATTTTTTGAGTGCGTCTCTGCGTTTGAACTTGTTCAGCGCCTGCATGATGCGACTGGCCACGTTCAGTTTTTTGGTTCTCTTGGCCTTGCGTGCCTGCACGGCTTTGGTCTTGGCACGTGTCTGTTTCATCTTTGCCCGTTTGCCCACATCAATGGATGCTCCGCATTGGCTGGGACTTGACACCAATCTGCCTGCACGGTTGCCGGTCTCGCAACGCCACTTCATTTTGACCTTGGACTTGCCGGTACCGCCCTTGCCCACACGGGCAAACACCATGCCTTCCGTGATGATCTCGGATACCTGCATCAGCCGATCACCCAGCTCAATGGTTGTGAATGATCCGTGAATGTTGCCAGATCTGCTATCAGCCTGTCCATCTCTGCCTGTGCCTCTGCCTTGATGGCCGAGCCGTTCAGTGGAGTGCCTCCCTGTGGACCAGCGATGGTGGCGAACTTCTCACGTGCCTCGCCGATGATCATCTTGCCGCCGGCATAGGTGTAGTCACGTATCCATTGCAGTATGGGTGCATCCTGCAACAGTACCACTTCCGGTTTGTAGTTGTAGTGCCACAACAGCACGTCCTCGCCACTGCCCTTGGGATCACGCATGATGGTCAACTTCTTGCTCACTGGCTCGTAGTTGAAGTTCAGGTGTCCTCCGAACATACGCATGGCCAGCTCAACGTATTGGCTGTACATGTCGAATGTGGCCAAACCGCCCGCATAGGAGTAGTTCAGCAGGTACACGTTCAAGGTGGCCGATGAGAATGGATCAAAACTGGATGAGTATGGTCCTGT